CCGATGATTAAAGATGGGAGTGTTCAAAGCTATGGAAGCACAAGGAAAGTTAATGGTTAAGTGTAAAATATGTGGACGAGGCTTTCCACCTAACATTGAATCGCATTATAAGGTCAGAGATATAGAGGTAACAGGGCTGTCCACGATTAACAGAAAAGAAGAGGTTAAGCATTATGACGCTTTTGACTGTCCGTATTGTGGGTGCCAAGTAATAGCACAGGAGCGAAAACATAGTATTAAATAATTATAGAGCCAGAGCTAACGAGCCAGAGCCGATTAACCTGTAAAAGATTACAGGTTGTCGGCTCTTTTTTTGTTTAAGGAGAGATTTCAGTGATTTCAGGTAGGAACAAAAGAATTATCAATGCGATACAAAAACTGAATCCAGAATACGAAACGCTCAATGACCTCTTTGGCATGGCACGGGCTGTATATGAAGAGGACAATGCGGAACTTCCGTACTGCTTGAAACTGACAAAGTACGTGAAGGACATGCTTGTGTGTCTGTCGCCGGCGGATAATCTGAATGAGCTGTACTGGAATGTGCTTCACTGGGAAGCGCCGTTCCTGTTTGAGAGTTTCCTTCTGTATATGGAGAAAAACAGACCATTTAGGAAGAAATTCTATGAGCCCAGGGCGAAAACACTGAAAGTAGTTGTGGATGATCTTCAGGACTTGGAAGATGGCGTGATTGAATTTTATGGATTGTCCATGCCACCACGAGTCGGAAAGTCAACGATCTGTATCTTTTTCTTTGCATGGATTTGCGGAAAGCGTCCAGCCAGTCACAACGCTATGAGTGGACACAGTGGCATTCTGGCAGACAGATTCTATAACGACATCATAAAACTGACGGACAATGAGGAATACACATTCCATGAGATTTTCCCGGATGTACGCCTTGTGAGTAAATCTTCTGAAAAGAATGAACTGTTCTATGACGATGTAGAGAGCTTTGCCACCGTAACGTGCCGTGGTATTGACGGAACATGGACGGGTGCTGTTGATATAAGCGGTGATGGTTATCTGTATGTGGATGACCTTGTGAGGGACCGTAAGGAGTCATTAAGTCCACGGCGGCTTGAAGGACGCTATCAAGATTACCTCAATATTCTTGTTGACCGTAAGAACGATGGTTCTAAAGAGCTGATGGTCGGAACCCGGTGGAATGTGATGGACCCGCTTGGTCGGGTAGAGATACCAGCTCTGAATGAACAGGGAGAATCTAACTTTGATTATCCAGTAAAGGGCTTCTCCACAAAATATTATCAAGACATGAAAAAGAAACTTGATAAGAACGAGTGGGAGGCGAAATTCATGCAGAACCCGTTTGTCAGAGAAGGTCTGTTATTCCCAGAAGGCTCATTACGGTATTACAACGGGGTGCTGCCTGAAGGAGATCACAGAGTGGCTTCTGCCTGCGATGTGGCATGGGGTGGCGGTGACAGCTTGTCAATGCCGGTTGGCTATGAATATGAGAACAAGGATGTTTATATTCCATCCTGGATATTCAACAAAGGGAAGAAAGAAGCTACATTGCCACTTGTTGTTGGGAAAATCATGGGAGAGAAGATTCGTCAAATCCAGTTTGAGGGAAACAACGGTGGGGATATGTACCGCAAGTATGTTGATGAGAAATTACAGGAGATGGGCTATAAGTGTAGCTGCACTGATAAGAAAGCGCCGGGAAACATGGAGAAAATGGCGAAGATTATCGCCTATTCCGGGTATATACAGCAACATTTCGTTTTTCTTGAACCAAACTTGCAGGACGAAGAATACAGCGAAGCAATGGACGAGCTGTGTATGACTGTACAGATCGGGCAGAATGAGCATGACGATGCCGCAGACGGGCTGACACAGCTTGCAATGGCACTTGAAGGTGAATTATATGCTCAGTGTGAAGCGATGGAGAGGCCGTTTTAGGAGGCATTTATGAGAGAAGAATCTTATGATATTGGTGGTTATCAACGACTGGCAGTGGCAGTTGTAAAACAGGCTGTTACAGATTATGAAATTGCGCTGAAAAAGCTGAAACGTAACAGAAAAGATATATGGGCATCACAGATGCGTAATGATTGTGAGCGATTTTTTGAAGACGAAATATCAATGTATACAGATATTGATGGGAAAGCGATTATGAGCGCAATCAAAAAGAGAGTAGGGTGGTAAGCATGGATAGATCTATCTTTTCAAGGTACAAGCGGAATAAAAGAGAGCTTGTCCTTCTTGAAAAAGCTATTGAGAAACTTGAAAATCGTTTGGAAGATGTACCAATCGTAAACGGAAAAGTTTCTGGATCATCAAAGAATTTTCCGTATATTGAGACTCATATGACCGTACAGATGGCAGAGCCAAAAGCGGCAGATGAGATAAGCAAGAAATTTTCAGTATGTTTTATCTGGATGGGGTTTCGCAAAGGGAGATTGCAGATAGTGTTGGCTATACGCAAGCGAGGGTATCACAGATCATAAACACGGTCTAAAAAGATTTATCACATTTATATTTTAGGTGTGGTATCATTATAATGAGAAATCAGACAAGAAGCCTTGTGCGATTAATTTCGCATGGGGCTTTTTTGATGCGGAAAGTGGGTGAGCAGGTGGCAAGTTTATGGCATGAGAACAGAAAAGCCTTTCACAAAGTCTGTCGCGGGCATTATGGGCGAAAGGTGATATACAGCAATGTAAGAGAGGTTAATCGGGCAAATGTCCTTACAGTAAGGGGAAGTGCGATGACGATTCATAACCAGAACCGTAGAGAGATTGATTACCTGTATCACTATGTTGCCGGAGATCAACCGATTCTGTATCGGACAAAGGATGTTCGCCCAGAAATCAAGAATGATGTGGTTGAAAATCACGCTTTGGAAGTTGTGCGGTTTATGACCGCCCAGACCTACGGCGAACCTATTCAGTATGTAAGCACGAAGGATAAGCAAGGATTATCTGGCGAGATTGACAAGCTGAATGATTACATGAGGGTGCTTGATAAATCATTCTACGATATCCAAATTGGAGACTGGCAGAGCACTTGCGGTACAGCTTATCGGGAAGTGTGGAGCAAGCGCCGGGATGAACTGGAAAAGAATGAACCGGCAATGGGGATTGACTGTGCTGACCCACGGGACAACTTCATTGTGTATTCTTCAAGGCATGGACACAAAGCTCTTGCTTCGTTTTCCCGGTGTTGGGATGAGAATGACGAAGAGTATTGGCTGTGTACGACACCGAAAAGAGTATTTGAGATAAAAGGTGAGAAGATTGTAAGCGATACACCGAACGGGCATGGGCGAATCCTTCTTGTGGAATATCCGAACAATGTGCGGAGGCTGTCTGATATAGAAATCACCATCACAATGACAGATGCTATTAATCAGATTCAGTCAAACCGTGTAGATGGGATAGAGCAGTTTGTACAGGCTTTTGTGAAGTTTGTAAACTGTGAGATTGATGAAGATACGTTCCTTAGGATGTGTAAGATTGGGGCTTTGAAAGTAAAAACAGTGAATCCTTCATTCCCGGCGGACGTTGGCATGGTATCTTCACAGCTTGATCAGCAGCAGACGCAGACCTCAAAGGACGACCTCTACAAGAATTTCCTCATCATTCAAGGGATGCCATCTAGAGAGCAGAATACCGGCGGTGATACTGGACAGGCAGTGTACTTAAGAAATGGCTGGGATTTCGCCGAGCAGAGAGCAAAGATTGATGAACCTGTTACTATCAAGGCAGAAAAAGAGTTCCTTCGGATTGCGCTGAACATTCTTAAGACGAAGCAGCAGATTTCCGAGGAACTGACCATCTCCGATATTGACGTCAAGATTACTCGGAATAATACGGACAATATGCTTGTTAAATCGCAGGCATTGATTTATCTGCTTGAAAAAGGGATTCATCCGAAGATTGCAATACGAACCGTTGGACTCTGGAGCGACCCGGAAAAAGTTTATCTGGAATCTAAGCCGTATCTGGATGCCAAGTATAAGGTTTCGGAGGATGACCTAGAAACGCAGACAAAGCAAGCAGAACTGTTCGTGAAGTACCTCAATGCCGGGTTCTCCCCGGAAGAAGCCGGAGAAAAATCTGGTATGGGAAAGGTTGACGCTTCAAAAAACCCAAGTTTTCAGAAGTGGTCGTATGATGGCGGAGACGGCGAGGAATAGTGGATGTATGAGTACATAGGCGAAAATATAGAAAAGGTGAAGAAGCAAACACAGGCGGCGTTCAACAATTTCAGGCTGACTGTGTTGAAATTCGATGAGCTTAATGTGATGAGCGTTAAGACGGAAACAGAAAGCCTTTTCAAGAAATTGAAGCGGCAGAGCGATAAGTTCTACTCTGGTCTGATTGAATATCTGGCAGAACAGAACGGATTTGAAGCTGATAAGTATGATCTGGATGAACTGCTGGCGACATACAGCAGAACACTTCTGTATGCTTTCTCATCAGAGATGGAACGTAAACAATCTCGGTACTTTGAAACAATTTTGTCCATTGGAGATTTGTCAGACCCGGAAATTCTGGTTCAGCAGAAAAAGAATGTCCGAAACTGGAATATGCAGGTAGAAGAATTTGCAGTAGATATGGAGAGGACGATTTTTCTTAGGGAATTGCAAGATTCCGGCGTGAAGCGAGTCCAATGGGTAACGGCACAGGATGACAAGGTGTGTGCTGAATGCGCTGACTTGAATGGAAGAGTATTCGAGATAGGCAATGTGCCACGCAGACCACATATTGGCTGCCGGTGCTGGCTGAAGGGAGTTTAGAGATGATTCATAAAACAAACACTGTGAAATCACAGAGGAGTCGGGATGACCCAGCGAAAGAAAAGAAACCAAGAAAACCAAGTTATCTGAAAGACAGAAAGACTTCAAGCGGTGTCACGTTTGGAGTGTAACTGTCTTTTTATTTTGCAAGTTCGAGCGTAAGAGGACAGGAACTATACGGAGCGCACCGTGTTAAAAAAGTGTATGTTCTGAAAGAAAAGGAGAAATCGAAATGACAAGAGAAGATATCAAAAAGAGCTTTCCGGATGCTACGGAAGAGCAGATTACGGCGATTCTGAATATCAACGGGAATGATGTGAAGGCATGGAAAGATAAGGTGCCGAAAAAAGCAGATTATGATGAACTGGTTCGTAAGGCTAAAGAGTATGACAAGTTAGAAGAAGCCGGTTTGACAGACGAAGAGAAAGTGCAGAAAGCCTTAAGAGAAGCGGAGGATGCAAAAGCCGACTTTGCGAAAAAAACAAATAGACTGGATGCAGAAAAAATTCTCGTAGCCGCAGGACTGGCAGAGGAGGATTACAAGGATTTGATTGACGGCATTGTGTCTGATGATGCAGATACAACAAAGTCAATGGCAACAAACCTTGCAAATCTGATTACAAAACAGAAAGAATCAGCAGTCCAGAAAACCAAGGAAGAGCTTATGGATGGAACAAATACGCCGGGAGGTTCTGGCGGTGGCGGGGGAGCTGATGACAAGACAGACGCAGAGAAATTTGCGGAGTCTTTGGTAAAAGATAAAGGATCTGATGCGGAAAGCGCAGAGGACATTATCGGAAATTACAAGTAGGAGGTATGAGATTATGGCTATTCAGGCTATGGGTAACGAAAATATTACAGTGGCGGATGAGGTGAATATACTGAAACGACCGGGATTTGAAGCGATTCCGATTACACTTGATTCTACAGCATTTAGGGATGGTGTTTGCAAGGCAGGGGCGCCGATTGGTGCAGGTGGAGTGATTAAGAACGATAAGAATTGTATCGGAATCCTGCTTCACGACGTGCCACAGACAAGACCGCAGGGGACAATCCTGAAAAAAGCATATGTCCGCAATGATGTGATTACGAAACATTACGGAACGGCTATTGCCGATGCGGCAAAAACAGCACTTCCTATGATCGTGTTTGAATAAGGGAGGTAAAGAAACGATGATTAACCTGAACGAAGTATATGATTCAGCGGCCATTGCCGTATATACGAAAAATGACAAGAGTAACAGCATTCCAGATCTTGGTCTGGCGTTCTGGCCGAACAAAAGAAAGACATCTATTGATCTAAAATGGATTAAAACAGCGAATGGGCTGCCGGTGTCTCTTGCTCCGAGTAACTTTGATGCGAAGGCTACTATCCGGGCAAGAAAAGGATTCGGCATCAACAAACAGGAAATGGCGTT